AGTAATAGTTTAGTAATGGGAACACTATTACTTGCGTCGAAATAATAACCGTCTGGAGCAACAAATTCTACTAGACTGTTGATTAATAGATATCTTAGATTGGTTGTTGCAAATGCTCCAATCTGCTGATAAACTGTTGTATTACTTGTGGAAGTGAAGAATCCTGTGCAGGTTGATGTATCACTGGTTTGTCTTACCCACTGTAAATTTTCAACTTGTTCACGTGTAAAATTTTCATAATAAAAGTGTACGCTGCTTTTATCAGTGATGATTCTTGTAACATCATCATTAATAACCTTTAGGATTTCATTTGAGTTACTATAAGAAAATACCAATTTGTTCAATGTGCTATTCTTATATAGATTGCCATCACTTGCAAACAAATCAGTACTGCTGTACTTTCCAGTTGGATCAATGATATCTAAATAACGACTAATTCCACTGCTAAATCTATTAACAGATTTGATCTTAACTATATCACTGTAAAATGTATATGGGAAGATGTTATAGTCTTCACCATTGACCATTCTATTTTGACTATAGAAGTTCATTGGAGCTTTGGATTTAATATCACTGATTGAGTCGCTGCGACTGCTATTGGAAACAGTATACTGCAAGCTGGCTGAAACAATTAAACGCTCTGGTCTACCATTCTTATCAATATATGGAATTGTAACTGTGACATTGTTCATGTCAGCTGGGCTTATTCTATATGTTGCGGCATTACCAACTCTGAAATAAGCTCTGTAGTTTCCCATTGGAATATCTGCAAAGCTATCATCGCCAAATACAAGATCAATCTGATCATTGTTGCGTGTATTAACTTGATAAACTGTTCTGATGCCTCGTGCAGTGCTATTGTAGATAACATTGCTGCCGGCAATATTCATAATTTTAGTCCACATTGTGGCAGTATTACCATTGGCTAATTCATACAACCAAATGTCTTCATTATTGATATTACTGACATTGATGTTAGTTACGTTGTTTGGATTCTTAGTAGTATACGAAAGATCAATGAACTTCAATTCACCTTGCTTAAAGTAAAAGAAGTAACCTGTGTTTGCACTGGCATTGCCTCTGCCATCATTTTGATAAACTATACCTAAATTTCCAAATGTACCAGGATCATTTTCACTGATTGCATCACTGTTAGTAATACTTGCACTTACAATTTCAAATGGAGTTGCAGTGTTACTGATAGTTGAAGTGAATGGGAAGATAGGCTGTGTAGTTGTAGGTACAGCAATGTTGTATTGCTCAGTTTTAATACTGTTGATTACTTTACTGGCATATGGCTTTCCAACACGCTGCCCACTTGCAAAAGCAGCATTTAGTATTAAACTAAACTGATTTGCCCAATCTGGGTTGCCTGGGTCATTCCATATAATATCACGTCTGGCAAGATTGTTCCCGCCGTAATCAAATACATTTTCGCTGGTGTTTATGCTTTGAATCTTAAGAAGACCAGTAGAAGCTTTATTTCTGTTTGGACTGTAACTAAGCTGTTTGACTAACTTTAATACGCTGTCCTTACGTTCAGCTGTTTCAAGAAAATTTTCACGAGAATTTAATTCTGTTCTAAATGCTAAACTTTGTGCTTGGAAAGCAATGAGATCTATTAGGGCAATAAATTCGCTGGACTCGATGAAATCGTTATAATCCTCAGCATAATATGTGCGAAGATAATCAACCATGATCTTGCGAATTGATTCAAAATCGTAAGATTGAAAGTCAGCTTCACTAAAAGTAGTGTAGAGCTTTTTCCAATCTTCAACTGCGAATAAATTTGTCTGTCTATTATTTGTATTGTTTGCCATAAGCCTAGCCTCTATTATTATTTATAAAGCATATAATATGCATATTTTAATAGTTTATAGTGCTGTTTATAACACCGGTAGTATTATCAAATAATAGATTTAAACTGACTAGTTCATTTGTAGATTTGATAGTTATGCTGGCATTAAACATTAACCCATCACCAGCTGGGGATTCTTCTATTATAATTCTGTCAACAACTGAGATACGTGGGTCAGAAATCATTATATTACCAACATCATTAATAATCGCAGTCTTAAGTTCTTCAGTTAATGGATCAAATAATCTATCCCAAATAATGCATCCAAAATTTGGATTCATTAACTTTTCACCCTTTCTAATGCTGAAATGATTTAATAGATCCATGACAATTAGATCCTTGTCAGTCACCGAATAAGGACCATAATCGTTATCGCTAGTCCCGTTTATAGATGACAAGCTGTAATTGAAATTTTTTGTGCTGAAACCTTTGTATAATGCCATGATATAATATTTATCTATATCTATATGCTGCTAGAATCATCTGCGCAGTAGATAAGGGCTTAGTTACAGTTGATGGAATGCTTGCACTTCTGTCTATTTTTTTATCTAATGCAGCAACTTGATTACCTGTAGACAGAGGGTTTGATATAATGCCGGAATTCATAACAGAGGTATCAGCTGCTGACAATTGTTTAATTGAAGAACTTTTAATTATGTCGTCGGGTGAGCCATTGGCATAGTTTATTAGATATGTTTGATCGTCCATTAATCTTACTTTATCACCTATGTCATTGATGTAGACTACTTTGCCATCAATGATTAAATGCTTAACAAAGCCCATGTTTGCTAACATTTTAGGAATGCCGTTAACAACTTCCATTTCAGTACTTGTTACAAAATCAACTTGATTAGCTTTAAAATTGTAATTTACAGATGGTGTTTTTTCAATATTTGAAATACTTGAAGCATATGGAGTAACTTGTTCATACCCACTGGTAAATGCAAAGTTTACGCTGCTACCACCCTGCGCAATAGAAGCAGTAGCAGGTGATTTAAATGCAGCTGACTTAACATTTTCAATACCTAGTCCACTAGATATATTCACTTTTTCTTCATAAACAGCAGGGTCCAAATCCATTGACATGGCACAGCCCTTTAGGAATTGATCATAGTTATAAATGTTTCTGCCCTGTACCAGTTCTGTTACAATTATAGCAAATACTATTAATGTGGCTTCGTTATTCAGATCAATTTTTTCTTCTGAGTCAATTCCCCAAACATTTTGTATGGAAAATATAAACCGTTCTTTCTTAAGATTAGTATAAATTGTTTTTGTTCTTGTTAAATTACCTTGTATATCAATAAAACCATATATTATTTCTTTAACTGTATTTGCACCTTTATTTTGAATTGACGCAAGTACTTTACACAGTGCAGCAATACCAAGCTCAGGTGTTTCATAAACATTTAAAAATCCAATCTTACCCAGTGCATATTTGTCGTTGGTCAAATCAGCTAGATTTCCTGGGTTATTAAATGATTCACTGTCACTGAAATCATCAATGGTAAAGTAATTACTCATTATAATCCTTCGCCAAAGCCATTACTTGATCCATATGGTCCTGATGAATTTGGAGCACCAAATGGTGACGATTGTGCTGGACCAAATGGGGAAGAAGGAGAATTAGTAACTGGACCCGGACCTTTAGTGTTTTGATGTCCTTTATATGGTTCTTTTGTGGGACCAACACATTTAGCTGCTTTAATAGGAGTTTGAGCTCTTTCAACTTTTATCGAATTAAATGTTACTAATTTTGATTCAAGATCAAGATACTTTCCACTATAAATTGCAGTTGTATCTTTTGCATTCATTAGAATACCATCGCCTGTTAAATGTAAACGACCAACAGTATTAGGATTTAAATCCTGTCCTGCGCCAATTTTAAAGTCACGTTCTGCTGAAAGATCAATGGCATTACCTGCTATCTTAATGGGCCCAGTAACTGAAAGATCAAATGATTCTGCTGTTATTTGAAATGACTTCAATGTCTCAAATTTAAACCCTTTGTCTGAATGCATCTCAACAGCATTCTTACTATAAGCTTTTATACTACCTGAATCATCCATTTCAAACCATGCTGTGCCTGCGGCATTAATAATATAGATGCAGCCAATACTATCATTCATAACAATAGTATGCCCGGTGCTAGTACGTAGTTTAATCATTTGATTCTTTGGTGGGTCTTCTGCTGTTCCATCGTCCATGATAAACATGTGGCCGCCTTGTCTAGCTGTTACAGAAGGACCACCATTTACATCTGCTTTTACTTCAGTTCCTTTTAATTCTGGACCGGGGGTTGAAATACCAAATACTCTGCTGGGAGATTCTCTAAAAGATGTACTGGTTCCTGGACCGCGGTATGGATCAGCTTTTCCGTTACTAATCAATCCTTGTTTTTTATAAATGTCAGCTTGCTTATCGTGCGTTGTTGTTTGTTTAGAATAGAACTGCTTAAATTTTTCACCATCAAATGTGTCAAGTGTATCCTCTTCTTGTTTATCTTTAAAAGAATGATCAACTACCGGCTCGTCTTTGCCACCATCTCTCCATTTAGTATTTGCCATGCCTGGTACCATATGATGACTGGGCCATTCTGGTATGCATCCAAACCAAAATCCTTGATAGGGATCACCATTGACAAATGTACATAAAACTCTAACTCCAATGTCAGGTGGAATAAACCACATGCCATAAGAATGGGGACTGGTTTTAAATTCACCATCAGTTGATCGTCTAGCTGGATCAGTATGTCCAAAAAATGGACTACAATAACTTACAGTTGTCCAATTTGAATCTTCATCTTCTTTGCCTCCAAATTCCTCAATATAAACTTGTAATCTGCCTGATCTCATTGTATCAATGGCATTTTTTACAATACCAATATAAGGCCCCGAACTAATTCTAACACCGTCAGCTGCCTCATACTTTGTATACTTTGGTATTGATCTATTGTCACTGCCATAAATCTTCATAAATTAATTTCCATCTGGTGGTTGAATTCTAGTTCTAATATTAGATAATGTTTGCGTAAACTTACCTTTTCTAAACATGCTCTTTACAGATATAACTTTATATATTCCGCCAAAAAAAGCAGTGTCAGCTGATTCTACATCAAATATTCCTGTGGAGTCATTGTAATCTTTAGTTGGAGTTTTAAAATTAAATTTGAAATTTACATCTTGATTACGATATTTTATTTCTCCTTCTGTATCCTGCAATATCCAGTCTGGATCTCCTACTATTTCCAGATCTAATGCCATCATATCTACTCCATTGCTCAACAGTCTAGTAATCATTTCAGCAACTGTCAATGATTCAGGAGTTACATTTGGTGCGCTACGTGTAGCAATACCGGCAGAATTAGTTATTATTGCGCTAAGTTGATTATTACCAGTTTGGTTTTTTGTAGTTGAGTCAATTGTTTTTACTTCAAAATAAGCCATATGATAATCTAGATTTGCTTTGATGACATCTTTGTTCATACCTGTAAAAATATAATTGTATGTTTTTACAATGTTATCAGGCGGAGCTTGTCCAAATTGTGGATGATCTAAACCTTTATACTCATATTTCTCTACTTTGTATGTTACCTTCCTGGCAAAAAATTGTACTTTTTTATCATATTTAAGTACTTCTAATTTTGGCCATACTTTCCACCCAACAAATGAGCCATCTGTTTTACCAACTTGACTCTTCATATAATCAGTATTTGTTAATACTTTTCCAATGAAGTCAACAATTCTAGTTCCTGCAAAAGCTTTAACTATAC